CTTAAGATGCTTGAGCACTATCGGGTGAACGGGTGTCGGACCGTCAAAGGCGATTGTGGATCTATTGTCCTCGCTAATGACGTGTCTCGGCCTGCGAAGATTGTTGGCATGATATATGCTGGTGCCAAATCTCGCCACTCGACTGTCGATGTGTCCTTCGCGGAGGTTCTTGTTCGTGAGGAAGTCGAAGAGCTCGTTTTAGAGCTCAACGTTCCCCTCTCGGAAAGGATCGCCGAGATCGACGACCGATTTGAGGTGCTCGAGCTTCGAAGTGGAACGCCCACCGTGTCTCTTTTACCAGGCGCGTGTGGAGCGGTACTCGGCGTTTCTCATTTTCCTCCCGCTGTCATTCCAAAGCTCTCCATCGTTCCACTTCCAACGATGGGCATTTTTTACTCCCCCGAGACAGCTCCCGCGGTCATGTCTATCAAGGACGACATTGTCGATCCTGATGTCAAGGCCGCTGGGAGGGAAGTTCTGTCTCTCTCTCTCGACAAGTTTACGAATCCCCCACCGATGTTTGACCCTCACTCTTTGGCACGAGCTGCCGCTGTGGTGAGGTGCAAGATGTCGACGTGGGGTGTTGGCAAGAATCTCAAACGCATTTTAACTAAGGATGAGACACTGAATGGCATTTCGGGCACGATGCTCAAGCGCATCGACCTGTTGACGTCCTGTGGCGTGCCGTACAAGTTTTGGGTGCCGCCGTCATGCCCTGGCAAGACGGCGTACTTCAAGGTTACGAACGCGCAGCAGAGTGTTGACAAACACCATTACGCATTTTCTGATCGCATTTACAAAGGAGTTAATCTCGGGGAGAGGATTGAGAAGGACTTCGATCTTCGTCTAGAGGAACTCCAGCGTGGCGAAATTACGCCGTACGTCTTCGTGGAAACACTGAAGATGGAACGACGTAAGTTCGCTAAGCTGGAGCGCGCCGCTACCCGATCTTTTGACATCGCGCCGCTCGATATATTGCTTACAGGGCGCGCGTTGTACGGAGGTTGGATGGCGGCGGCAATGGACGACCCCGTCGGAAATGAGATCGCTGTCGGAATTGACATGATGGGTCCGGACGCTACTGAGCTTCGGAGGAGACTGAACCGGTTCGGAGGAAATGTGATTGCAGGTGATCACAAGAACTGGGACGGGAACGCTTCTGAGCAGCTTGGGCGCGTTGCGGACGAGGAGACGAACTATTGGTATAAGGCCACCCCTAAGGAGGCTTTAGCTCGTCTCGCGTGGACTAAGTCCACGTACCATTCGTATCATTTCGCGGCGAATACTCTGCTCCATGTACAAACTGGCATGAAGTCAGGGCTCCCTACGACTTCTCCGCGCAACTCGATCAAGAATTGGCTTCTACTTTTGGCGGCCATCATCGAGGTGTGCGAGGACGAGGGAGTGCATTTAACAACGGATGAGTTACTGGAAGAGGTGGAGCTCTCCGTCTATGGCGACGATCACGTCATAGCCCTTTCCCACCGGTTGCAACAAGTGTGCAACTTTTTCAGCAT